TCGCTTTTTATTTTGTTGGCATACCGATGAAAAGAGCCTTTTGACCTCAACGTCATATTATGATACCAACCAAAAAACGAGAGAGGAGGACACCGAAATGCCTGAAGTACGGCTCATCACCCCGATCACAAGACAGAACACGAAGAAGATGCAGGTTGCAGCTTACTGCCGAGTGTCTTCCAACTCCGCTGATCAGCTCAACTCCTATGCCGCACAGATCCGAGCATACAAAAAATGCATCGGAGCACGCGACGATTGGGAACTGGTGGACATCTTCGCCGATGAAGGGCTCACTGGCATGAAAAGCGAAACCCGTGATGAATTTCAGCGGATGATCCGCATGTGTGAGCTCAAGCAAATTGACCTGATCATCACGAAGTCCATCTCCCGCTTCGCACGAAACACAAAAGACGCTCTGGCCTATGTAAGAAAGCTCAAGCTGTTGGGCGTGGGCGTTCAATTTGAAAAGGAAGGCATCTCGACGCTGTCTATGGGCGACGAGATGCTTCTTAATACCTTCTCTGCTCTGGCACAGGAGGAATCACAGTCCATCTCCATGAACCAACGTCTCTCAATCGTCAAGCGCATGGAACTTGGCGAGTATGTGGACAGCAACGCCCCTTACGGATACCGGTTGGTCGACAAGGCATTGGCTGTGTACGAGCCGGAAGCTGCTGTTGTGCGGGACATTTTCGACCTGTATTTGCGGGGTTTCTCCATCAGTGAGATTGGCAGAGAATTGAAGAGTCGCAATATTCCTACCAAGGCCGGCAAGGAGAGCTGGCATCCGTACCGAATAGCCTATATGCTGAAAAATGAACGGTATATCGGCGATAGTTTCTATCAAAAAACTTACCGTGAAACAACGGTCCCATTCAACCAGCATATCAACCGCGGACAGGAAGATCGCTTCTATGCCAAAGGAACACATCCCGGTATCATTGACAAGGATGTGTTCAATGCTGTTCAGCAGCTTATCCAAAAACGCAAGGAGACTTTCTCCAGAACAACTACCCAAAATATCTATCCGCTTACAAGCCGCATTCAGTGTTCTGAGTGCGGCTCTTTCTATCGGCGAAGGAGTGTGTCGGGTACTGTGAAGTGGGTATGCGCCCTTCACAAAGATGACAGCACAGCTTGCGATTCTCACTATTATAGCGAAGAACGGATCTATGACGGCTTTATCACCATGGTGAACAAGCTGCGGTTCTCTGAAGATAACATCCTCGGCCAAGTCATCAGCCGGCTAGAGATGACGCTGGCAGCTATGAAGCGGAACAATCTGGTTGCGCGCGATTTAAGCAATAGTATTGCCGAGTTGAATGCGAAACTGCTCATGCTCGAACAGCTCCGATCCAAGGGATACCTCGCCCCTGAAGTTTATCAGGCACAAGCCAATGAGATCGGTGCAGAGCTGGCAAAGCTCAAGGATGTCAGGCAGGAAAAGTTTAATTCAAAGGCTGCCTCCATGCTCGAGGAAGTCAAGAAATTAAAAATGCTCATCTTCGAACTGGAAGAACCCCTTGAGGCATTCGATGAGAAACTCTTCCTGGAAATCGTGAAGTCCATCCAAATCAATAAAGAGGATGAAATGTCCGTAGAATTCCTTGGCGGACTTCGATTCAAGGAACGCATATAGGAGGCAGTCATGAAAAAGACGCGGTATATCCCATATGGATACACAATGCGCAATGGCAGAACCGTCATCTCAGGAGAAGAAGCGGAAGTTATCAGAGAGATTTTCAATTCGTATCTGAACGGAGCTTCCTTGAAGGCAATTGCGGACGAGTTGACCGACCGCCAAATCCCCTATACGCAAAAGACTGCCATATGGGACAAAGCCCGTATTGCAAGAATCATCGATAACGCCGGATATACAGGAACAGAAGAGTATGATCCCATCATAGACGAAGATATGTATGAAGCGGCAGTCAGCCTGAAAACAGCTCGGCAGTGCAAAGCCTGCGAAAAAGAAAATGATGCCATCGGCCTGCTCCGCGACTTCGTTCGGTGCGATAACTGCGGTCAGCCGATGAAGCGTCGTGTCAACGCGAAGCATCGCATTCGAGAAAGCTGGAACTGTACCAACGACGAATGTGGCATCAGAGTCCACATCAGCGATGCCCAGCTCATCGAAACCATTATAGTCCTCATCAATCGGATTATCCTCAATGACCAGCTGCTCCAGCCGAAGCCCAAGAAACGGTATGAGCCAGATGCGAAGGTCACCAAGGTAGGAAATGATATCGCTCTGGAGCTGGAGCGTGACGCTCCAAACGAGGAGTTCATCATCGAAAAGACCATCGAGATGGCAGCGCTCATGTACGAGCAGAGCAATGCCAAGTTGAACCTCACAGTATCGCTCGCAAGAAAGCTGGCACAAACGATGGTCACGCAGGATGAATTCAATCGAGATTACTTTACCGCCCTCGCCTCATACATCACACTCGGTGAACAAGGCAAGGTGGTACTTCATACTAAGACAGAAACGGAGGTTACGCTGGACGATGGAAGTAGCGAAAATTCCTAAAAAAATCGTCACTGTCATAGAGCCAAAACGCTCCATGACAGTAGACAAAGAAAAATACAGGCAGAAGAAGGTTGCCGCATACTGTCGTGTCTCGACAGACAGCGAAGAGCAGCTCGTCTCCTACGCCAACCAAAAGAAGGTGTACACCGAGATGATCGCCAGCCGCAAAGATTGGTGCTTTGCAGGTCTCTTCGCTGACGAGGGTAAGTCCGGCACAAGAGCCGACAAGCGTCCCGAGTTCAATAAAATGATCAACGACTGTCTGGCTGGAAAGATCGATTACATCATCACCAAATCCGTATCCCGCTTTGCGAGAAATACGGTAGACTGCCTCGACTATGTCCGAATGCTCAAGTCCAAAGGCATCGGCGTCTATTTTGAGGAGCAGCAGATCGACACACTCAAGACAGACAGCGAGCTGTATCTGGTCATCTATGCTGGCTTCGCACAGTCCGAATCCGAAAGCATCAGTAAGAACATTACTTGGAGCGTTCGCAAGAAGTTCGAGGAAGGAACACCAGTGTTCATATACAAGCGGTTCCTTGGCTATAAAAAGGGTGCTGACGGTGAGCCTGAGATCGTACCGAGTGAAGCGGCCATCGTGGAACGTATCTTCAATCTCTATCTGGCTGGAGAAACCGTGGACAATATTTCCAAGATGATGCAGGCTGAGAACTATGATATCCCCGGCAAAACCATCAGCTTTAGCAAGGGCATGATCATGAATATGCTCTCCAACGAGCGATACTGCGGAGATGCGATCCTGCAAAAATCCGTCACCGTTGACTGCATCGAAAAGAAGCGGAAGAAGAACACCGGAGAAGCTCCAATGTACTATGTTCAGAATAACCATCCAGCCATCATCGACAGAGTGACCTTCAACAAGGTTCAGGAAGAGCTGGCCAGGCGAAAAACGAAAACGCCAGGCTCTGCAAAGAGTTCTATCACATCCACCGGAAAGTATTCTCGCTACGCCCTGACCGATGTGCTCATCTGTGGCAACTGCGGTACCCGTTACCGCCGCGTGACATGGTCAAGAAATGGTACCAAGCGCATCGTGTGGCGCTGTATCAGCCGACTGGACTACGGCAAGAAATATTGCAGCGATTCCCCCACCATTATGGAGGACAAGTTGCAGGAAGCCATCGTTCGAGCGGTCAACAAGTTCAACAAGCAGGATAACGCCACCTATAAGGCACTCATGAGAGCAACCATCAGCGAAGCACTCGGCCTTAATGGAGATCCGGAAGAAGTAGATATGTTGGAGCGAAAGATCGAAGCCTTAAACAATAAGATGCTGGCCCTTGTCAATGAGAGTGTCAGTTCTGGCGATGGTATCGAGGCCCACGAAAGCGAGTTCATGACACTGTCGCAGGAAGCAGAACTCCTCAAGCAGCGTATAGCAGCCATTCAGGAAAGCACCGCCAAGGATAACGGTGAGCAGAACCGTCTCGAGCAGATTCAAGCTATCATTGCCGAACGAGAAAGTAAGTGCATGGAGTATGATGATTCCATCGTCCGCCAGATGGTAGAATGCATTAAGGTCTATCCCGGCGGCAAGCTGGAAATCATCTTCGGTGGCGGTTACCTTGTCGAAGAATCCGTCTAAGCGTAGGAGATTGAGGGATCATCCCTCTTTCTCTTTCTTTATTTCATCGTGGATGTTCTTCTGAATCGCATCGAGAAGGGCGACCTTTTGCTCTGTTGAACATTCCAACCTTGAGATGTAATTATAAATCAACTGTGCATGGACAGTTGCAACGCGCTTGGCAAGTTCCTCCTGACTTTCCTTTGAGCGCAGCAAATGAATGATTACTTCCATAGGATCTCCTCCTCATCAGGCATAAGGCCGGATGCATATCGGTAAGGTAGTCAGCACACAATGAAGTATGGGATCATCGCAGACACGACGCCTTTTAATGTCTTTATTTATTGACAATTATAGATATATCGTCTATAATAACAAGCACAAAGACGATGTAAGGTGGTGTGCAGAATGGGACGAAAGAGTGTTGCTGTGCTGCCGCAGACGCAGGCGATTTTAGAACAGCTGGGAGAACAGATCAAGCTTGCCAGATTACGGCGGCATCTGTCTGCCGAATTGGTTGCGGAAAGAGCTGGTGTGAGCCGAGCCACAGTGTGGAATGTTGAAAAGGGAAACCCCTCTGTCGCGATTGGGATCTATGCCGCAGTTCTGCACGCACTGAACAATATGGATAAAGACCTTCTGCTCGTTGCAAAGGATGATGAGCTGGGGCGTAAACTCCAAGACCTTGAACTTACCACGCGCAAGAGAGCACCACGAAACGGAGGTGATTGACCATGGCATCAAACCAAATAACAATTTATGTCTATGAGAGCTTCCAATCTACAGAGCCAAACTTCCTGGGGACGCTCTTCGTGGAGAATGTCCGCGGCCGTGAAAGCTGCTCCTTTGAGTATGATGCTGACTGGTTAAAAAGCAGCACAAACTACATGTACCTCGACCCGGATCTTCAACTGTATGCCGGGCGGCAGTATCCCACCGGTGCAAAAAATGTGTTCGGCCTTTTCGCTGACTCCTCCCCCGACCGCTGGGGTCGCCTGCTGATGACGCGTAGAGAAAGAATACTCGCTGAACAGGAAGGACGGAAGCCTCGAAAGCTCTTAGACAGCGACTTCCTGTTGGGCGTCTACGACGAGACGCGGATGGGAGCGATCCGCTTCAAGCTGGACAAAGACGGTCCGTTCCTTTCGGATGATTCGGAAACCCCGACGCCTCCCTGGACCAGCTTGCGAACGCTGGAGGAGGCTTCCCGCCAATTCGAAAACGATGAGTCCGGTCTCGAGCAGAAATGGATCAATCAGCTTATCAAGCCCGGCTCCTCGCTGGGTGGCGCTCGTCCGAAGGCCACCGTTCTGGACACAAGCGGAAATCTGTGGATCGCCAAGTTTCCGTCCAAGCACGACGATGTCAATGTTGGCGCATGGGAAAAGGTCACCCATGACCTTGCAAGACTTTGCGGCTTGGATGTTCCCGAGTCCATGCTGATCGACTTCTCCAAGTACGGAAGTACCTTCCTTGTGCGAAGGTTTGACCGCAATGGTGCTGCGCGGATTCATTTCGCGTCCGCCATGACAATGCTCGGAAAAACGGATGGGGCATCGGCAGCGGACGGCTCCAGTTATCTTGAACTGGTGTCCTTTATCAAAGCCAACGGCGCTGCTCCCAAGAGAGATTTAACAGAGCTATGGAAGCGGATCGTGTTCAATATGGCTGTTTCCAATACGGATGACCACATGAGAAATCATGGCTTTATCCTCAAGGCGGATGGTTGGCACCTCTCACCCTTGTACGATGTAAACCCCGTCCCAGAGGGTGACGAGCTGTCCCTCTGCGTAAACGAGGACGATGCGACGATCTCCCTCGACCTTGCGCTGGAGATCGCACCGTATTGTGAGATCAGCACCAAGGACGCAACTGCTATGGCGGCGGATGTCCTGAAAACCGTCCGAGATAACTGGAATCGTCTGGCAACAGAATGCGGATTAAGCCGGAGCGCACAGGAATATATGCGGCCGGCCTTCTCGCTGGCTCTTGAATAACACAGCTTGATTCACCATCGGATCTCCCTTCGAGCAAGGGGGATCTTTTTTTGCCAGTCACAAGCCAAAGAGCATTCCGCGTGTGCTATTCCTCAAGGACAGGATCATCTGCAAGCGGTTCTTCATTTTCCTCTACGAAATCATCTGCTACCGCAACCTTCCCAGAATGCAGCTTCGTCATTCGTAAGGTGTACTTGCATTTTCGGTTATATGCAACAAGCATAGCTTCGGCATAGCCGAGAGAGCCTGCACCGCGCTCTTTAGCAATGCGAGAAAGCTGACGAACAGACATGAAGCCGACCTTTTCCTTAAAGGTTTCATCACGAAGCTGATCGCCAAATGCCACGACCATCTTTGCAACGCCAGCCAATACATTTGCACCGAGAGAGTCGATATCTCCCTCCCATGTACCAACGCAGAGCCGCAAAGTTCGGTCAAGCACATGGTAACCATATTTGGTGTAGATCCGCTCCAGCGTAGCAACCGCACAGATCATGCCATATGCTTTGGTCGGCCCGATAGAAAGAGAATAGGATTCTACCAGCCGCTTAATAACAAGCTGCTGTTCATTTCCCGCTTCGATATTTGCCATGAATATCTCGTAAGGCTTCAGCGGCCGCACATGCTTCATCTGATTTGCAAAAATGTCCGCTTCGTTCTTGTAATCTAAGCTGTCATAAATCATGCACCAAACAGGAGTCTCTCTTGAACCAGACACAGTGGCAACGATCTCTATGGTGTGCTGACCATTAAAGACATAGTTGACACCATCACGACGGCTCACCTTTACCGGGTTGATTTGGTTCAGGTCGAAATCCTCGATGGCTTTTTCAACCTGAGCCTGAGACAATGGCCGCTGGTATTCCTGATTAGATACGAGATTTTTGATCGGGATCTGCTCGAAGTGGACATTCGGAACAAATCTGCTGAAGTCTTGCATTAGTCTACCTCCCTGATATCTGAGAGCATCTCGGACACCTTCTCCTGTAGTGATAGCAGTGCTTCCTCGAGTCTGCTTTTTGCGCCCGTGGATGCAGCATTCATGTCCGCATTGTTTCTGGCTCTTTCAATGGAACTGACCCACGACGGAACTGTAAGAGTCAAACCGGCGATTTCAGCATCTGGATCGTGCATAGGTGTAATTTTGATAAGTGGTAAAGTCTCCTGCATAGGTTCGACTGGCTCCTCGTCTGTATCAGCAAATTCTTTTCGCGTATCACTATAACTGGTGAAGGGGTGTTGCAGGTCCTCAGGTTTTGACCCAATTCGCCTGATCTCTTCCGGCGGCATTTTCGAAAGGGCCACAAGGTTCTCGTGAGATATTTTGAAAGTGCCAGAAAGCACTTTGCCAGGAAGTTCGGGGTCTGCCTGTCCAACAACGTCTAATGCCTTACTGAAGATCGCATACTTCTGCACAGATCCAGTAGATACATTGTATTGAGCGCTGAACTTCTGGGCTGTGCGCCGAAAAGTATCGCCTCGCTCACCCTTGTTTCTCCGCTTATACTGGTTGAACCCATTGATGTTGGGCGGATGCTTACGCGCTACTTTCTCAAGTTCATACTGCTTTCCAATGAGATATCGTCTGGTTTCCTCCGTGATATTTCGGCGGCCGAGCTGATTGCTGCAGATCCAGACAATCGCTTGCTCTCGGTTCTCAAATGGCATCTCTCGTATAGCATAGGGAATGTGAAGTCGATTGCATATCTCGTAACGGTTATGACCATCAACAATGATGTTATTCCATGTGATGATCGGCTCTCTGCAACCGTCTACTGCAAGATTTACTTCGAGTTGAAGATACTCATCTTTCCGTAAAGGTCGAATGAGCGTCTTAAATTCCGGGTCGATCTCCAACACCGCAAATCCTTTATCCATCGTTGGGAGGTCTCCTCTCATTTTTCTTTAAGGTTTTCATGGAGAAATAGGCTACTCTGTTTGCAACATCCACCTCTCCGCTCATACGATAACTGTATTGGAAGTCGAGAGTACCAATCATGTTGACCAAAGCACACAGGAGTGTATTACTGTAGAACTCAATAGAATAATGGCGTGATGTTTGAACCAACTTCACTCGGTTGGAGGTGCCACCAGCGAGGGGCCGATCTGAGCCAAGTACAGCAATGAACATTTCTTCTGGATTGACCAGAAATTGAACATATTGCGGATTCCCCATTTTGTTCAGGGTGGACTTATGTATGCGAAAGCGATTCCACTTTAAGTCAATGGTCATGATCGCGCTGTTATCCGTACTACCCATTTACACTCCCCTCCTGCACAGGTACCTCTGGTTGATATGCGGTATGGACTGATGTGACATTTTCCACGGATGCCGTGGAGGATACAGAGCTATCCTTGATTCCATAAATCGCGTATCCGTCAAAGATATTGATCTGCAGAGATTTCTGGTGTTCACGATAGGGCAAACCGAACTGATCCTTCCAACCGGCTGGGAATACAGGTGTACGCGCAGTCTTGGGCTTGCCTCCGTCTTTTGCAATACGCTGATAAATCTCGGAGGCGTTCAAGTCGAATACAATCAGATACTCATCATTAGCATGGATGACCTTGCCAATCAGCTTGTACCTGTAATCAATATTCCAGTCCATCAGCTCAAAGAGCTTTGCAAAGAAGAACTTACCCGTCACCTGACGGGGCCTCCTCTTCCCACCAGATGTGTTGCACCACGCGAATGCGTCTCGCTCTGACTCGGCGCAAGGGCGTAGCGCAAGAATGTGCGACTCTCGATTGATCAAGAGTTGGACACAGTCTGCATGGGGAAACTTGTTCAAGCAAGCAGTATTGACATAAACTTTGTAATTGTTGAAGGTGATAGACGGCTCGAAAGTATGAGCGAAGAACTCCCTACGAACCACCTGATACCCATCAAAATCGAAGTCGTCACTAAGTTCGATCACATCGCCTGGTGCCGATGTGTCGATTGTCATTGGCGTGTCCGCATCCTCCTTAAAGGTAATGGTAGTTTCATCATCGATATTGCCGAATTGAGTATTCTGCAGCATCGGTGAGATGAAAGAAACCTGATTCTCTACTTCCATTCTGCTCTCCTTTCATTCGTCTCTGACAAGATTCAGCGCATCTCCAATCTGGCGTAGGCTCATGCTGAGATAGCGACAAAGCCGTCTGAGCTGTTCCGTGTTATACTCTGCCATGATCACATCCTGCTCGGCTTCGGACAAATCAGAAAAGCATCTGTTGACATGTATACCATCACGAACCACGCGGTAGTACACTCCATCAAGATTCCGAAAGATTGGAATATCGTTTTTTTCAGGCATTAAAATCCACCTCTTCCATCTGCTTTATGGGGGCTAATTGCTCTGCTATGAATCGCTGCATTTCATCAAACTTGGTGACTTGAAGCTTCTCACCGGTTTCAAAGAGTTGGCCTTCCAGCCAAAGCTTCCATGCATCTTCACTTTGTAATTCCGGTGAAGATGAGGTAAGTCTGTGAGAGTAAAAGTCACTACCAAACCTGTCTGCCAGTTTCTTAGGAACTGCCCGAATACGCTTTCCTGATACGGAGAGAGGAGAAAGCTCACCGTCGCCGCTGATGGGAGAATCTGTCCCCGTCATGAGATAGGACTGGATAAAAATCTCAGGTTCACTCAAATCAAATAGGAACACCGAATCTCCTTCGTTTTGGAGGAGTCTACCATAGGCCCTGAACTTAAAATCGGTTTCCCAATCGAGCAGTTCGAATAGGGTTCCACCAAATGCGGTACATGGTATCTCTTTGGCATAGTATTTTCCATCGTCAGGTCTTGACCACTGTACGCACTGGCGAGAATCCTTAGAGGCGCGACGAACAGCGAGCTTCCGCAATCCCGGATGAATCAGCAGTTCAACTTTATTGTCCTTCCCAAACTGCCTGACGCAATCTGTGCTGAACTTGATTTGTTTGCTCTGAAATAAGACATACGGTCTTTTGTTCGCATCAAAGAGAGATGAATTCGTAACTTCAAAGCCGCGCAAATCAAAATCTCCAGCTGCCACCTCGAATGTGGCGTCACCCTCTGCAGGCTGTCCGTAATATGTATCGTCCGTGTAGACACTCATAGAAGCCTGTAAATAATCGGCTGCCTTGAAACCTGCCCACTTAGGGCTAATCGTGACAAATCCTTTTAGAACGCCAGATCCAATCACTCGAAGCTCCGGCAGAATAGACTTTCCGCCGTATTTCGCATTATTGATCATGTGCTGAACGGCTATATAGTCATCTCTCGACACGATTGCCTCGTGTTCTCCTTTATACAGGCTCTGCTGCCGTTCCCCTCTGTTTTTCTTGGACTTATGGCTGATCACATCAGGCGTGAATGTCTTTCTTGTGAGAACATCACCACAATGCCGCTCATTCCTCAAGACCTGAATTACGGTGCCGGAAGTCCACTTGGAATTACCAAGGAATGTCCTCTTACCAAGTGCCTCGAGGGTTTTTGCAATATGCGATGAAGAATATCCGGACAGATACATGTAGAATATGAGCTTCACGGTCGGCGCTTCGTCCGGATTGATCACCAACTTGCCGTCAGCATCATGGGAATAGCCCAACAGCTTGGGTGTCAGAGGAAGTCCTCCATTCAACCGCTGAGCAAGCGAAACTTCCATACTGCGGCTTCGAATGCGGGACTCGTTTTCCGCAATGGAAGCCAAAAAAGACAGCGGCATGTTTGTATCCTCGTTCAACGAGAAGATGCATTCACTCTCGAAGAAAACGCCCACTGGATTGCGGAGCTCCGCAAGATTCCGCACCATAGTAATACAGTCAACGGTATTTCTGGCAAGGCGAGAAACCGATTTAGTGATGATCAAGTCGATTTTTCCGGCTCTGCTGTCAGTGAGCATTTGGTTTAGCTCAGCGCGGTGTTTTGTCGAAGTGCCCGAGATTCCTTTATCGGCGTAGATCTTTACAAGCTTCCAATTGGGATGCTTCAAGACGAACTCTTCATAATAGTTCTTCTGAAGTTCATAGGAAGTTTCCTGACCGAGATTATCAGTTGAAACTCGGACGTAGACCGCAACACGCTGATGGACATCTGCATCGTAGAAGTCGACCTGTTTCTTTGCCGGATAGATGACATCTGGCTCTCTTCGATTCGAGTATCGCTTATGTACTTTCTCACGTTCTGCTTGGTCGGCTGCTTTCTTTGCTGATTTACTCATGGAGAGCACCTCTCATATCCAGCTCGTCATCAGGCAAGATTTTCCAGCCGGATGTTGGGAAGAAATAGGGCTCCCGAAGGTCATCACGATAATATGAGGCCAAAGTGTATAGATCTTCTGATATGAAGTAGATGCCAACAGGAGGCTTGCGAGCGGCGAGTATTCTTGCACAAATCGTCATTTCTTGGGCATCTCTGGACACATTGCTGACCTTCTGTGTGATTATGAGATCGACTTTCCCAGCATCGCAGTCAGACAGGAGTTCAGACCATGCTGTAGAGTTCTCCATATACGGAGCGGTCGATCCATTGTCAATATAGAAACCTACAAACTCCCACATAGGATACTGAGACAGCGTAGCACGAAAAACCTCTTTGTTACGTTCGAGATATTCCTCGTCTCTATATTTCGTCTGGTTGAAAAAGCGGATGTACACTGCAACTTTGAATGGGGTTTTGGGATTAGGTGTTTCATGGCGAATGCTTTTCAACCACTGCCTGTGCTGTGCCACAAGAGGAGATACCAAGTTTTCTCCCAGGCACAGGTCAAAAGAAGGGTGTTCCGCCTCATCGTTTTTTTGCTCGACGCCTAATGGCAGCAGTTCTGTGTTTTCCATGTTTCCCTCCGGCATTTGGGCAAGCCCTTTTGGGTGAATTATAGGGAAAATGCTAAAAAATAAGAAGATACCATAGGTCAGCATCTTGACCTATGGTATGGAAATGACAAAAAAATTATCGGATTGGTCACCCAATCCGATAATTAATCATTATTCTGTTTCTTATGCATGGAGGCTTTGACCTCTCGGACAATCTTTAAGATGGTTTCCATCTCACTGGCCGAGCAGTCTTCAAGGAGCTCCGCAAACTCACCTTGATAGATTGCTTTGACCTCCGGTACATCTGGGCGGAGCAAATAGTCTGCAGATACCTGAAGAGCTTCCGCCACTTTGACGAAAGTCTCAAGTTGCATCCCCGTTTTTCCTCGTTCGATGTTGCTAATCAGCGGCAGTGAAACAGAAGCTTCGACTGCCAAATCCGCTTGGCTCATGCCTCTGCTGATTCGAACAGCTTTGATGCGTGAGCCGACCAGCTTCAGATCTTGTTGTTCATACATGACCAGCTCACCTCCCCTTCGCCGGATATAAGCTAACAACTATAATTTAAGTTAGTATATAATATGCGAAGGTCGAGTTTATATAATCGTACCGCTATAAAATAACGGTTCAAATATAATTGAGTTGCCAAAATTTTTAAGGAGGTTTCTCTATGCAACTCAATTACTATGTCCTTGGTCAAAGAATCCAAAAAATCAGGAAGAACAAGCGTATCTCCCAAGCGGTGCTGTCCACCATGATCGACAAGTCCGCTGGATACATCAGCTATCTCGAGTGCGGTACAAAGGTTATGAGTCTCGAAACTTTTGTTGGCATCGCCAATGCGCTGGAGGTGTCGACTGATACGCTCCTGAACAGGCAGCTCACGGGTGCGACTGAGATGTCTAATGCCGAGGCGCAGAAAATCTTCGCCAACTGCACCCCGTATGAAACCTATGTCCTGTTGGATGTGCTGAAAACAACCAAGAACGCTCTACGCTCGCACCACCATCTCCTCAAGGATGAGTGGTGATCATTTTATCAACTGAATATCAAATAGCAACAGACCACAGGTTAAGAGATTGACCTGTGGTCTGTTGCGTGCAAAAAACGATTATGTTTTCGCCCAAAACGATTATGATTTGGGCTTTTGCGAGATTTTTCGTTCTATTGATGCTATAATCCGGACAAGTAAGAAAGGACGAAGATGTATGGTCTATTACACCGGCGATATTCACGGCAACGCGAAAGCGATTGTTGCTTTTGCGCAATACTTTGAACTCACGGAATCAGACACAATCGTCATCCTTGGTGATGTCGGAGCGAACTATTACGGCAACAGGCGGGATCGGTATTGCAAAGATGCGCTTGCCAGAATAAAGCCAACCGTCTTCTGTATTCACGGAAACCACGAACGGCGTCCAGACACTCTCACGGGCTATAAGCAGAAAGAATGGAATAGTGGCCTTGTGTGGTACGAGGATGAGTATCCGAACTTACTCTTCGCCAGGGACGGAGACATCTTCACTATGGAAGGGACCCGGCATCTGGTCATCGGCGGCGCTTATAGCGTAGACAAATACTACCGACTGGAAAACGATCTGCTGTGGTTTGCTGATGAGCAGCCCTCGGCAGAAATCAAGACATATGTGGAAGATCAAATCACGAAAAACAGAATTGACATTGTTCTCTCTCATACCTGCCTCTATAAGTACGAACCGCGGGATGCGTTTTTACCCATGATCGATCAGAGCACGGTTGATGACAGCACAGAGCGATGGCTTGATGGGATAGAAGAAAAAGTGGATTATAAGGCATGGCTTTGCGGACACTGGCACATAGAGAAGCAGATTGACAAGCTTCGCTTCCTGTTCCACGATGTTGTGTCACTGGAAATGATAAAGCGAGGTTTCAAATGAGTCGTTTCAAGAGCAATCTCTACACTATTGAGCGCCGAGTATGGAGAAACCACAAGCTGTGCTGGATTCAGAACGATGACTTCACTCTCTTTTCAGGACATCACAAAACGAAAATCAAAGAGGAAGATCTCCCAGAATGGTATGTCTTTGGCAGATACTATAAGCTGTGGGGCTTCCTCTCCACAAAAGGTATTACCGACTTGCAGTACATCCCGAACCTGTGGATCAACCACTTCCTGAAAGATGACTGTCTCCTGATCTCTTATGGCGGTAAAATCGAGGAACATCCAGACAGCATCGGTTTTGAAAAATACAGCGGCGTTGATGAGCGTGTGTGGGGCAACGAGATTCTCGATGTGCTGAAAGGCGCCAGGATGTTCTCGGAATATGATATCGCCCCTATCATGGAACAGATCCGTGAGAAGCAGCACATTCTCATTGAGAACTACCCGGACGAGTTCGGGCCCCACAAGTGGAGTTTTGATCTCGATAAATGGATGGCAGAAGAGTACCACTCAGGTCGCCCAACCTATTACAGCAAAGCCATCACAGAAAAGAGAGAAGCAGAGCTGCGAGAACTATATGACAAAAGAGGACAGACAAATGGATGAATGCCAACACGCAATGGAGGAACTCCGCAATATAGTCGAGGGGATCAGCAACCTGCGAGACACAGCATACGCGCACTACTCTTTATTGGTCGAGCGGGTGCTGAAGGATCAAATCACCGACGAGCAGCAGTTAGAACAAATCATGGATGGCCTCTGCGATTTCTGCGATGAGATCCGCTTCATCGATCTTTATCGAAGCCTCTGCCGACATATTTACTACCAGTATCCGCAGCTCGTGGGAGAGCATGTGGCTCTTTTCCGTGCGCTGTTTGAGGGACCCGATGAGAACTGATTTGAGAGAAGATGTATGGAGGTAACCTTCAGTGAAGGTGGCAGATACAAGTTTGCCTGCTACCGCCTCACATATGAAGAAAGCAAGTCTCCAGATAGGATTGCAAAGATCAAAGCCAATCTTGCCTCAAAAGGGAAAGATGGGTATTCCATTGCAATCACTTATGACGCATCTCCCACCCCACCAACGTGGGACACATTCGCCAATTCCTTATTATGTCTGGACAGAAGACTTGAGATGTGGAAGCTAATGCAAGAGAGTTGGCTACATCACAAAGCGGTCGAAGCGCAGAAAGGAGTGAGTAAGATGAGCACATCATATTTCATTTTTACGGAGGTTCTGGCAAATGATCAGTGGCATTGTATCAACCCCCAAGTGATGAAGTTGCTGCCTATCGAACATCTCATTCTTGTTCCAACGCTTCGCTCGGACAGCAGGTATCAGTTTGAAAAAGCATACCGGCAGCTTGAGTACGATGGACACCCGTTCACAGTAGACGAAATGTCAAGAAATTTACAGGCATCGGTGAACGACTGGCTTACCCCAGAGGACAGTGTCCGAATTGCCGTTTGCTACGATGACATCTTGAAGCTACTGAACACTTCCGGCAAAGAACATTCTGCATTTGCTCTTCGATCTGAAGTAGCGGCCTTTCAGAATGATGAATCCGATAGTATTTTGGACTTCGTCTCAGTAGACGAATATCGGAAGATGGAGGATGAACTCAAGAAGGCTTATCAATATTTCGAATGGAATGACCGCTCCGGTGCGTATCGCTATTATGAGGAGATCCAAAAGAAGGTCGCCGCACAGGTCAAGGATTGGAAAGCGATAAACCCTCGGGCAGAAATCACCTCTGTCCGAATAATGCTTTTTTCAACCTAAAGGAAAACACACAGGAGGGTTTCAGATGCAATCGAATAAAGAATCGAACCAAAAGCTGATTGAGCGATTTCCGTTTCTTATGCCCCGTAACCGCTGGACAGGAGAAGTTCCAGAGGATTACGACTATTCCTATACGGAACTGGATTCCATGCCTGACGGCTGGCGAAAGGCTTTTGGGGAGCAAATGTGTGAAGATATCCGTGAGGAATTGGCACATGCCGAGTATCTCGACCAATACCGTATTTCCCAGATCAAGGAGAAATATGGAACGCTCTGTTGGTATGACTTTGGCTGTACAGAGCGGATGCTCCGTGACATCATCCCCAAATATGAGCACCTATCGGCGAGAACTTGCATCAGATGTGGGAACCCTGCAACAAAGGTTTCTACTGGCTGGATCAGTCCCTACTGTGACACTTGTGCTGGAAAAATCAGTCATGCCGAGAGATTTATTTCCATTGGGGAATGGCTTGATAGAAGCAGCAGTGAAGTAACATCGAAAAGGAACCTAAATGAAAAAGATACCCACTCTCTTTGAACGAAAATTTGAAAACCATCGAATTGTCAGAATACTGCCAAATATCAGCCCTGACCTTGCTTGGGTCATGGCCGGCGAAGGCGTTGCTACCATCAAATGGGACGGTGCCTGCTGTGCAGTCATCAATGGTGTTTTCTACAAAAGATACGATGCAAAACATGGAAAGCCCGTCCCGTCTAACGCAATCAAGTGTCAGGAGAACGCAGACCCTGTCACTGGCCACTTGCCTTGTTGGGTACCTTGTGACCGAACTGCAACCAGCGATAAATGGTTCTGGGATGCGTATGACAGAATGGGAATTGTACCGGATGGAACATATGAGGCCATCGGCCCGCATTTCAGATCTAATCCCCACAACCTTGATACCGATATTTTCAAGCCCCACGGGAAAGACATTGTTGAACTGGATCGGAGCTTCGAGGGCATCCGCACTTATCTGGAAACCCATGTGATTGAGGGGATTGTCTTCTGGAAAGATGGACAGCCTTGGTGCAAAATCAAGCGCACGGATTTCGGACTCCCGTGGGGGAGATGATTACCTGAAGAAAAATGGTAGGTACCACCCATGAGAGAAAAACCGAGATATTACCGACTGGAACTGGATGACTATTCTGCTGCCGCTTTTACCAGTTTCGGAAAATACTATTACGGTACAACGGAGGACTTTCGTTGCTTCTTTAGAGAGCTCACCATTGATATGGCTCTGAAGAAACAATTTGGGGATCTGATATCTAGATTCCAGTCCTTCGAAGAAGGGCAGCAAAACATCAGCCACTACATTGCTTACAGGAAGATACCGTTCCTCGTTCCCGCGCATCTGCTCCACAAGGAAACTGTCATCTTGGAGAATTACGAATGGGAGCACACTAACACATGGGGCTTACCCTACTATATGCGCTGTGACAAAGTCGAATCGGAACATCTCTGGTTTGCTTGTGACGGAGAATACTGCCGCACAGTCAAAGCTGTGTTTTCAAAATTGCAGTATGCTGGGGATGTCGGTCAGTGGAAGCATGTGGGAACAATGCTTTGGGGATTTCCGTGCATTCTCGCTGGGAACCAATTTGGCTTCCGGAATCGGTTAGCGGAATCGGAGAAGCAATTTAAGACCATGGAGGAAGTCCAGCAGGATTGGGAGGTGTTTCTCAAAAGCCCAGATCCTGACTATTCGGAGTTTTGCAATGACATCTTTGGTGATGGCTGACACCATAGGGGGATTCCATGAAAGAGAAATATCAAATCAGATCTCAAGGAAGCAACCTGACAAAGTATCTAGCAGAACAAGAATCGATGAACACTGGCAGGTCTTTCTTCGGCTGTGTCTTCCACTTTTTTGACACTTCATATCATCCAAGCACAAAGGACGAGATCATAATAAACTCACAGAAAAAGAGATTTATATCTTCATACCTAGAAAGCAAAGGCCAAACGGAGGTATGCAGCATGGGCAAATGGCTTGGCTACATGGTGGAACTGTACCACGATGGTCAATGGTACAACATCGACCAGTGGCATCGACACGCAAATGGACAACTCAGACACCACTTTCTGTATACTGCGCCGGAACGAGATATTCTCTCTAGTGCACATGATGAGCTGGCTCTTAGTAGAGAGAGAATCTGCTTTTCTGACCTGGCAGCAGAAACCCAGGATATCATCTGTGCAGAAAATCCAGCTTTCGAACGCAGTACATTCGACTCGTGGGATTTCTTCATTTGGGGCAGCTTCTCTGATTTAGAGACACTGCTGCAAAAGCTCGCTGCAAAAGAAAACGATAAATGCATCTCAAAGGACTTACTCGAAACACTGATCTTCATGATTCGAAACCAAGTCCAGATTTTCCAACAAACCATCCCGTACTCCGTGGCTGATAGGTCATCGGAAATGCCAATCAGGATTATTATCTGTGAATTGTGATTTTTTGATAGCTATTCGCTCCGAAATATGGTAATTGTTCGTGTTACAAAGAAGGAGGTGGAACACCATGATTTATGTAATGTCTGATATCCATGGACAAAAGCGGCGCTTTGATTCCGTCATGAAGCAAATCAACCTGCAGCCGGATGACACTCTTTATATCCTTGGGGATGTGATAGATAGAAATCCAGATGGCATCAAAATCCTTCGCCAGATTATGGCGATGCCAAATGCCAAGATGCTTCTGGGTAACCACGAATTAATGATGATGAATGCTCTCTACTACCCTCCCCCAGAAGATGAGGAGTGGCCCGACCTCTACTACGGGCCCAAGCTGTCTCTGTGGTATAGAAATGGTGGCCAGATAACGCATAATTATCTGAAGCATATAAAGAAAACCATTCGTCAGGAGATATTCGAGTATCTGGAGAAGTTGCCTTTAAACATAGAACTTACTCTGAACAATAGGCAGTTCATTCTGACCCACGCAGCGCCTGTCGAGCTTTATGAAACCTACGGCCATAAATATGAGTGTGAGCGAGACTTTGCCGTCTGGATGCGATTTGACAGTTTCCCTGTTCTGGAGGACTGCACAGTCATCTTCGGACACACGCCAACTATCCGTTTCCAGTATGATAACCCAATGGCAATATGGGATGTAAAGAGCTGGATTGGAATCGACTGCGGCTGTATGCTCCCTGAAAAGGGTGACCCTTGGTCAGGAGCTCTTGGAAGACTGTCGTGTCTCCGACTGGATGATATGCAGGTCTTTTACTCTGAGGAACCTCAATATGACAATCTCAAAATATCGGAGGAACAGCATGATGGATGATGGCAAAGTTACGATTACCATAGAAATCGATGCAGAATTGCTGGCACAGGTAACCGAGGTGCTAAAGCCTTATGGCCTCACGCCGGAAGAAGCCGCGGTGCAGTTCTTTGAATACTGTGCCGATCCAAAGACACAAGGCCATGCGATTGAACTTCTCAAAATATGGAAAGAAGAACAAGAACTTTTGGAGAGGAATGGTGCCAATGCTAAGTAGAGAAGGATTCTGCAAAGCGCTCCGGATGATAAGAGATCAAGAGTCCATTGATGAGCAGTTTAGTAAAGCGCTCAATCTGGTTGGCAATGGTCACTTTGTATTCGGTACCGAAAACAAGTATCTTCTGGCTCTTAGAGATGTTTTGAAAGAAGCGGTCAATGACCAATACGACTACATCGATTGGTGGCTGTATGAAGCGACCGATGACTATACGGTATGGGAAGCAGATTGTACCATGAAGTATTGTCTGAAAGAGCCTGAAGCACTGTATGATTTTATAACCGGTACGCTAAAGCCTGTCCCTGTATCTTCGGGAGAAAGCACATCGCAGCAGGAATAAGGGGATGTCAAAATGAAAAGACTGCCGCCACTATCCGAAATGGAACGCATCGAGCAAATACTGCTCGTCGAAAAACTGGATGAAATCCTGAAACGCATTGACAACGAGGACATCGGCTTCGTAATAACAGAAAACGGCCTGCCAGATATGGTCCTTATACCTTTCCGCTGGTTTGCCGAGAACTTTCCGGATGAAGTGCCTGACGGCCTATAAACGACTGGTTTCAAATTGAGATAGATTCTGCCGTTGAGGAGCCGAAGAAAGATGGATGAGAAGTTTAATAGAATACCCGTCAGTGTCATCCATTTTGATAAGGATGGCACAGTCACTGATGTAGAGGATTACAACCTCGATAAAGTCGATCCTGCTTTGTGGGCGCTCGAAGGTCTGGCTGCAGCACTGCTCCCTGTCATTCGCGAGTTCTATACGCGCGAAGAAAATGTTCAAGCATTTGAGGCGTGGCTGAAAGATCGGGAAAGTGATCCTCAAAAACACAGCAAGCGGAAATAAGCGCAAAGACGGAAATTGGAGATGAGAGGCTGTATCTATTTTGGTCACTCTTAAAAATCCCTCGATTCTTCTCTATCACGGGAAATTGTAAGCAAAAAATATGGCTGAAACAGCCCAAAGCCGCTTCAGCTCTCGATTTTTCCTATTTTCAGCATGCATCTAAATTGGTCACGCATCACAAAGGAAGAAAAACCTGTAACCTTTGTGGTTGCAGGTTTTCTTTGTATTTCAAGGCATTTCGGGGAATAAAAGCTGTTTCAAAAATAAAATGATGTGTCGTTTTTGATACTCAAATTTTGATTTTAGGACGCATTTTTCTGAACGGATTTCTGAACGAAAAAATGCCTTTTATAATAGAGAAGACGGTGCCCGACTTGGGCACCGTCTTCTCTTATTTAGATCTTGCGATCATTGCGATAACTTCCTGCCGTGTGACAAGGCCTTTCGGCGCAGTGCCGTTCACGACACCGGCTTCATAAGCTGCTGCCCACACCTCAGTTGCCCATTCGTCCACGGGCAGTTTCGCGCGCTTGGCGAGGTATGTATCCATCATCGCGTCGAACTTATCCTGATCCATATAGTCGTACTCCTCCATTTGGGGCGGGTATTTCCCCGCCAGAATCATGCTGCTGCTGTAGCGCCCGTTTGCATCCCACTGGAAGTGCGGACGGTCAGGAAAGCTCCGCCAGTCGCCGCCCCAAGAGAAACCGACCTGCTTGCCGATCTGTCCGCAGCGGGCGAAAAAATCGGCGTCATCGTATGCATGTCCGCTTACATTCTTGCAAATATCAAAGGCCAGTCCGGCCTTGATACCGTGGAACGTCGGCTTGGTCGCCTTCTTGCTGGCTGTGCCGCGCCGGACGCAGTCAAGCTGATACTCTTCATCGCGCACCGTCTCGGTCACCTTGACAGGAAGACCGGCATCGTGGCACATCTGCAGAAAGATTTCGCAGTTTGCTCGCACGTCGGCGCGCAGATATTTGAGGTCGTCGGTCTTAAACATTGCCGCTGCTCTTTCCGGCAAGGCCATGCAGGTGCTTTAGGAGATCCTCGTAGAGTCCGTCATATCCGTTCATGGCGACATAGGCGACGATTCCACCAACAGCGATGCCGCCGGCGATCCAGTACCAGGTCATCGCTGTGCCGGTGATATCGAGGTAGCTGCCCATATCCTCAAATTTCTTTTTCTCGTCTTTGATCTTCGCGTTTGTCGCATCAAGGTTCGCTTTCCACGCGAGATAGTCAGGGCATTTGTCCTGACACGCCGGATGACGGCGCTCGCACATGTAGCACTTGCTGTTGACTTTCTTTCTCATGCGCCGCCCTCAAAATTTGAAGCACTCGCGCATCGTGTACCCGAAGACCTGCGCCTCCACCAGAAAGAAATGGTGCAGCTCGTTGATCCACACGATCCTGCCGCGCACCTTCTTCCGCTCTCTCGTGCTCTTGGGGTTCTCTTTGCCGTCCAGATTGCAGTACGCGCAGGGCGTCCAGGCGATTGGCTGTCCAATATACGGCATGATGTTTCTCCTTTCTCTACCGGCGCTTTGCGCCGCTCATGCGCTCATTGCGAGCATTCCGCTCGACGAGTTTCTTGTCTTCCTCGACCTCGCGTGCCGATGTCATCGTCATCGGCGTAAAGGTCTGCTTGTCGCCATCGAACCACAGCAGCGTCCGCAGCAGCAGGCCCTCTTTGTTCTTCACGATCCGCAGAAATCGGGACGTTGTTGGGTTATAGTCCCCGCCCTCGACGGGGCGGTAGATCATGAAGATCATGTCCGCGTCCTGCTCCAGCTGGCCGGACTCCTTGAGGTCGCTCATACGCGGCTCATTCTGCTGCGGCTTGCCCTTTTTGGGCGTCACGGCGCGATCCTCGCGCGTCAGCTGCGCCAGCTCGATCACGAGCTTTTTGCGGCTCTGGGCGAAGGCGTGCAGCTCGCGGGAGATCTCCGCTACCTGCTCGCTGCGCATGATGCGCGTCGAGCTTGGCCGGATCAGCTGCACGTAGTCGATGACGACCACGTCGAAGTCGTAGGCCTCGGCAGCGCTCGTGATGTCGCTCACGCTCCATCCCGCGGCCTCGATCAGCGTAAACTTGAGCGCGGAGGCTGCGGCGCTCTTGGCCGCGAATCGCTCCCAGTCCTTGTCCGTCAGCTCGCGCCGCTTGATGGCCGTAAAGCTGATATCGTTGAGCGCGGCGACCACACGGTCCGTCACCTTGCGCCGGTCGGTCTCGAGTGAAAAGAAGCCCACACGCCACTCCCGCGCCATCCGCAGCGCCATCTGGAGGGCCAGCGCCGTCTTGCCGTCGCTCGGGTACCCGCCGATGATGACCACATCGCCCGGCTGCGTGTATGTACCGGCGTCCACCTCGGCGAGACCATAGCGGACGTACCGCACCGGATCTTTGGCTGTCTGCCGCGCCGCGAAGTCCCGGATCATGTCCTCCATCGTGTAGGCCGTGATCTGCCGCCCGCCGCTCTGCTCCTGCTGGAGCTTCGCCGCCAGCTCGCGGCACTCCTGCGCCGTGCCGGCTGCGGCCACCTGCATCGCAATCTCCTGCATGCGCCGCATGCTGGCCTGCTCGGCCATGATGGCGGCATACTCGCGCCAGTTGGCGCTGGTCATCGTGAGTTGATAGAGCTGCGCGAGATAATCACTCGATTCTTGGCCTACCTTATCGCGGATCGTCACCGCCGTTACCGGCTTAGCCCGCAGGTACAGATCCCGCGCCGCGCGAAAGATCTTCCGGTTGATCTCGATGCCGAAGTCCTGCTCGCGGACAGCGAAGAGCACATCCTTGACGATCTCGGGGGCATAGATCAATGCTCCGATGACCGCAGTCTCAGCTTCCAGCCCGGGCTGCACCTTCGTCGTGTTTGCCATGCTCACACCCCCCAGCCGAGCGGCAGCGACGCGCTGCCCTCTGTCCTGACGGTCGGAATCTCATCCGGCTTGAGCTCGTAGACGGTGAGCCAGTTGCTCGTCGTAGCCTTATCCAGCAGCGCGAGCTTCATCTCGCGTCGCCCACCGGACAGCTCGTCCAGCTTGCGGAGGATACCGTTCATGGCGCGCTCGGTCTTCACGGTCTTCTGCCGGTTCAGCTTCGTCCGGTTTTCCAGCAGCCCCATAATCGCCTCGCGCAGCTCCTCGTCGCCGCCGCAGTATTCTGCAACTCGCTTTTCGACCTCCGCGGGGGCTATAGGGGTTTGTTTCTTTTCTTCTTTGATTAGTTTATTATTTATTTGGGTCGGAAAACCCGATGACGGTTTTTCCCGTTGTCGGGTTTCACCGTTGTCGGTGTTTCCCGACAACGGTGGCGCTTCATCCTGCAAAACGTAGACGTTTCCGGCAAAATGGCCGTTTTCGTCGTGCGTCTGCTCGCGGGTGAGATAACCAACTTCTTCGAGCTTGCCGAGCAGCCTGCGGATCGTGTCTTTGCTCACGCCCACATAGGCCGCGAGGCCCTTGACCGAGTATTGCCACCCCTCCGGCAATCCGACCATAATGGCAAGCAGCCCGCGCGCATCCAGCGGCAGGCGCTTGTCCTCAATGGCGGATTTGTAAAGCACGGTGAAGCTCTGCTTGCGTCCGGATTTGATGATCCCTTCGCTCATGTCTGCACCCCCGTTTTGATGGGATTGAGCGTCACGCTCTCGCAGCAGGCGATCAGACGATCGCATAAGCCGACATAGTCCACCGCGCTCTGCTGGGCCTCGATATCCAGCGGCGGGGGAGAGGCTGTGCCGTCACAGATATGTTCTTTTTGATTTTCTCTTGCCATAAGCATTTCCTCCACCGATGTACTCAACAAAGTTGAAGAGCTTTGTCACCGTAACACTCACGCCGACGACCATGAAGAAAAGGGTCATGCCGCTCATCGTGCATACACCCCCTTTGTCAAAACGGGGCTTGCATTTCTGCGCGAGTGTGCTATACTGTTTATGCAATCGTTTTCAGGCTTGTCCGCCTGAGACACCGAACGCTTCGACGTGCCACCGTCGGGGCGTTCTTTTTTTGCGCCGTCAGCGTAGATCACTTGATAGGCCGCGGCGATGGTCTCGCGCAGATCAGCGACGATGGCGTCAAACTCGGGGCGCTCGCGCTCGTCGATGATGCCGTCCTCGGCGATCTCGAGCAGCGTGTAGATCTGGTCGGATGCCCGCCGGAAGCGGTTGGCAAGGGTAATGCTGGCTGTCGGTAACGGCTGGATATGTACGTCGGGCAGCACGCCCAACCTGTCGGTCGCTTTTGCATGCTCCAGTTCGAGCCAGGGGAGGTTGTAGAGCTCGGCCATGCGGTGCACGGTGTCATCGGACGGCGTGCGGCGTCCGCTCTCATATTGTTTCATACTTTCTGCAGAAAGTCCAAGTAGCTCGGCTGCCTCTTCCTGCGAAAAATAGGTAGCCTTTCTTGCCCTTTGGTATAAATTCGGGTACTCGGGATACATGGATTTACAGCTCCTTTCGTGATATGCTTTTAGTAGCGGATGGCTTCGCGCAGCTCATCGATGGGGATGTTCAGCGCGCGGCCGATGCTGCGCAGCTCGCGCAGAGTGAGATCCTCCGGCTTGTTTTTGCGGGCATAGATCCTGGAGCGGGAGATCTTAGCTTTCGCCCCGAGCTCTTCAGTCGTCAGGCCGGCTGCCGCGGCAGTGCCCCAGATCAGAGCAACGATCTTCTCATTGGCGATATTTCGACCCAAGTTTGTTCTCGGCATGATGCTATCCTCCTAACTCAGTGTTTCGGGCAGCCTGCTCGGAGTTTCGACGGTGAAGAGTGCGCTGACATCGACGCCGAGCAGCATTGCGAGCTGCGGCAGCTTGTCAGTGGTAGGCAGGGTGAAGCCAAGTTCCCATCTGCTGACGGCGACAGGGGAAATGTTCATCGCCTTGGCAAGATCGGTCTGGCTCATGCCTTTCTTTTGGCGGAGTTCTTTGATACGGAGTTTGACCAATTTGTATTCCTTCCTTTCTCTCTTGATTTTTGCGGTTTGCCATGGTATTTTTGAAATGTGTGTTTATACCGTGGGCAAAAAATGTGGATGGAGCGCAAGAGAATCGGACTCTTATCACACGACGGACGGGTTGTCTCAGAAACAGCCCTCGTGTGCTGAGACGCCACAGAAACCACCGCATACGATGTGAGAGCTGATATTAAGTTGTGATGTCGTGTGAGCACCAGCCGCTCCGTATGGATGAGGTGAAGGGGGCGAGGACGAGTCGAACGTCCTTCAGGCGGGCATCAGAGTAACGGAGGTTCATCCGCGGTTCCGACTGAACCATCACCCGCCGCGCGCCGGCCGCCCCAAATATAGCGAAGATGAGGTGAAGCAAATGCAAGATGTTATAGCTTTCGATCAAAACGAAACTTGCAAAATGCAATTTGAAATACCGGAAATTGACGAGTGCCCAATATGTCATCATGCTTTGCAACCAACAATTTTGAATTCCAGATATGTAATGGACGATCCAAATAGGGAGTCTCTGCTATGCCATTTATACACCACTTTTTTCTGCCCCAAATGTCGTGGCGTCTTTATGGGAAAGTTTTCAGAATCACTTGATTTGCGTTTTGGACCCAATTCGGTCTATTTGGGAGCGTACTCTCTTTCCCCTACAGTGCCTGACTATGATCGTTTCAGCGATAAGATCATAAATCTATCTGCTACGTTTGTTCAAACATACGAGCAGGCTCAGTGTGCTGAAGCCAATGGGTTGAATCAGATCTGCGGCATCGGGTATCGCAAGGCGCTGGAATATTTGGTAAAGGATTATTTATGTCATAAAGCACCCGCAGATGAGGATGCAATAAAAACAGAGGCACTTGGCAGAAGCCTTCAGCGAATCGAAGATTCACGAATCCAAGCGCTCGCGCAGCGTGCGACCTGGATTGGCAACGATGAAACGCATTATGTCAAAAAGCATGAGGATTTGGACGTCGCGACCATGAAAGTATTCATCAATGCCATGGTTCACTTTATCGATTCGGACTTGGCATTGGAGCAAGCACTTGGCATTGAACGGGCGTGAGCCGGATCTCGCTCAGCAAGCTTTTTGCCATCCAGTGACCAATAGGAAGTTGCCACGCGTACCGGATCATTGTTTGCTCCAGATCCGCGGACTTCTCGAATCTCGATGACTCGAATGACCTTGGCGCTTTCGATCGGAGAAAATGTCATCATAACGTATTCAGCTTTCTTTGGATTCGACGACATACAGCTTGCCGCCATGCAGCTGGTAGATGCCGCCAATGTGCAAGTTCTGCAGCGTGAGATAAGTCTCGCAGCGCTTTGCACGCCAGCAGATCTCCGCCATATTGTCGAGCTTGATTCTGCGCACTTTATAGAGCACGTTCTCGCCTCATTTCTTGTGTTCACGAGAGGAACTGATATGCTTGAATGGATAAAGGTCGTTGCACCGTATATCGTGGCGATCATCGGCCTGCTCGGCGGTATTTGGGTTGCTGCCCGAAACAACAAAAACCAGTTGACGGCCGCTTATTTCGACCGCATGACTGCGGCCTACGAGCAGCACTGGAAGGCGTTTTCGGAGTTTGTCTACGAGCCGAACGATACGCATCGGAATGCTTATATCGTTGCCCTCTACAACGCGAGGCTTTACGCTTCCGATGATGTAGACTGCGGCATACAGATACTTTTCGAGAAAGCGGTCGAATATACCTCTTCCGGGCGGCGCGATATACGTGAACTTGATGTGTATGCCGGGGAGTTGGAAAAACTGCTGCAGGAAGATGTTGTGAAGTATCGGAGTCGGAAGCGGCGTTCTCGATGTACTCGATGACCCATCGCCCAAGTTCCAGAATGGGTATTGCCAGCCGAGGCTTGGGTTCTTGATCGTCCTCTGTGTGTTCTCTGTAGAGACACCAGACCAGAGGCGCGATGATGATCACCCAGATCAGCAACGCGATAGGTCTCATATCGCGCTCCTTTCGTACATCTGTGTTTTAACTGTAGCTTTATAATAAATCCGTAATTACCAATCGTCAAGGTAAAAATGCGTAAAAATAAACTTTTATACGTAATCACCAATTACATATAAAGGAGAGTGATCCTGTGGACAGGGAACTTCTTGTGCAAAATATCGAACGGTACTGCTCTAAGAAAGGCGTTAAGCCGACAAATGCCTGCCGCGATAGCGGCGTTGGTGCGAGCTTTTTGACAGACATCAAAAGAGGGCAGACCCCGTCCGTCGCTAAGGTGCAGCTGCTTGCGCAGTACCTTGGCTGCACCGTCTCTGACCTGCTCGGCGAGGCGCCGGGCGCGCTGCCGGCCGTGCCGGAAGGCCCGACCGAGCAGTTTTTAAAGTTGTTCTTAAGCCTCGATGACAAAGCGCAGAACGAGATCGTCGCCGAGATGCTCAAGAGAAAAAAATAAAAAAGGTGCCCTGATCGGGCACCGAAAATAGCGAGGGGGGTATTCTATGGGAGTAGGGATCAGCCTAACGGCCGAAGAACTCTTGACGGGAGAGAAGCGAGCATACAAGGGAAAGAGTCTTGTTTTATTTCCGGAAGACTACACCGTCGTTGATATCGAAACTACTGGATTTGACCCAATGTTCGATGCTATTATCGAAGTCGCTGGCATCAAATATAAGGGGAAGAATGAAGTTGATAGGTTTCAATCGCTTGTGAAACCGGACTATAATGAAATCCCAGATTATATCACTGAGTTGACCGGCATCACAAATGAAATGGTAGCAGACGCTCCGAGCATCAAAGAGGTGTTACCGCGTTTTCTCAAGTTTATCGGAGAGGATATCGTTGTGGGGCATAATGCACACTTTGATGTCAACTTTATTTACGACTATGCGGGATATTTAGAGCTGAAGCCGTTTTCTAATGATTTTGTCGATACGTTGAGATTGAGCAAACGACTGTACCCAGAGTTGAAGAGTCACAAGCTCTCGGCACTGGCGGCGCATTTGGATGTGGAGGCGGACGGTGAGCACCGCGCTTTTGCAGATTGTGTTACAACTCAAAAGTGCCTGAGTGCGATGGATGCTTATGCTGCGCAAAATGGCGGTATTCCTGCATTGGCGGAAGACCTTTATCGAAAGCTCTCAAAGTTGGTTGTTGCAGAGACATCTGACTTTAATGTTGATAGTCCCGTATATGGTCGAACTTTCGCATTTACCGGAACGTTGGAGCGCATGACTCGCAAAGAGGCGATGCAGGCCGTTGTGAATGCCGGAGGGCACTGCACAGATGGTGTTGTTGCCGAGACGAACTTCTTGGTGCTTGGCAACAACGACTATTGTAAAGCAATCAAAGACGGAAAGAGTGCAAAGCAGAAAAAAGCTGAAAAGATGAAGCTCAAAGGTTCGGATATAGAGACTATTTCCGAAAGAGTGTTCTATGATATGCTTGGGATCTAAAGGGGCCCAGATCGGACACCGAAAATCGTGCGCACGCAAAACATGCGTTCTCCGTTTGACGTGCGTATACGGCCAGAGGTATAATTTATACAGAGGGCGGGAGTGCGGCAAAGCTCCCCCCGCGGGAAAGGAGAGCGCAAAATGGATAAGGTGATCTGCCTCGGTATGACCGGTCATCCCGAGCCACGACAATAAAAAAGCCGCCCCTGAAGGGGCGGCAGATGTTCAACAGACTTGACAATTCAAAAACAGGCGGTTATACTCAAAGTAGAAAAAGGCGCTGCGACAAGCGGTTAGCCTCAGGAATTAGTCAAAGATTTTGACCGCTTACCTTGGCCGGGGGCGGTCATTTTCTTTTGCACATCTGGAAAACCAGAGTTGCAACGCCTATCAATACCAGCGTGTAAGCAAAAAGCTCACCGTAAGTAACCATAGACATCACCTCCCTTCCGGGAAGTGCTAACCGCCTGCCGTTCGTGCAGCGCCAAAAACAGAATAGCAGAGTCTCGTCGAAAAAGCAAGAATATTGTTGCAGGGGCGATAAATGCAGAGCGGCCATCGCCCGGAAGGACGACGGCCGCTCTTTGAGTTCTGCGCGCGAACTCCTGAGAGGGCAATGCGACGAGGACTATTGATCGTTGCGCTTGGAATCGGCTGCAAGCCGAGCTGCGAGGTCAAGGATCTCTTGCTGGGCGTCTGCGGACAAGGACTCAAACAATGCAATGATATAAGCCGGATCGTACATGACTATCTCTCTCTCGGACGCCGCCCGTGTAGATTTGGCGCCAAGAGAGATTATACAGAATTTTGCAGTCAAAAGCTATGACAATATAGAGAGGTGAAGAGATGCTTTGCAAGGCCTGTAAACGAGAGATCTCAGAGAATTCGATTTACTGTAATTGGTGCGGCGAGAAGCAGATCCGTGAGCGGAAGAAAAAGGGCGAGATCAAGGTGCCCAATCCGCGGCAGCTCAAGTCTGGGAACTGGAACATAGAGCTTGCTGCGGAAGGGCAGAGCGTCACAGAGCCTACACGTGATCTGTGCATTGCCAGAGCTCGCGCAATTCGTGCTGGCTTCCTCGAGACAAAGATGAAAGAGAAGCGCCCGCCAATAACACTGGGAGAGGCAATCGACCAGTACGTTGATCGGCGGAAAAATGTCTGGTCTCCGACTACGATCAGAACATCCATGAACATCCGAAAAAATCGTCTTAAAGCTGTGATGGACAAGGGGCTCGATCAGGATTGGCAGGCCGTTATGGATGACGAATCGTCGCGCCTCGCGCCTAAGACGATACACAACGAGTGGACATTTATCGAGTCAGTCTTGAGGGAGCAAGGATGCACAATCCCCAATATCCGCTTGCCGCAGCTCAAGAAGACGGAACGCAAGTGGTTAGATCCGGATGAGATCAAACTGTTCTGCAAGGCGCTGATTGGCGAAAAAGTCGAAATGGAGGCATTACTTGCGTTGCTCGGGATGCGGCGCAGTGAAGTACTCGGCCTGAGATGGGAAGATATAGATCTCGAACATAACTGTATCTATGTCCGGCGGGTCAAAGTGCCGAATGAAAATAATGAGTATGTTGTGCGGTCAAAAACAAAAACGGTTGAATCGACGCGGGTAGTGCCTATTTTGATCCCCAGACTTGCTGAGCTGCTGCAAGATGGCGGCGATGGCTTTATCTCGTCACAGCCGCCGAACGGGCTGTGGAGTCGCATCAATGAGATATGCCAGAAAGCTGGGGTTCCGGAAGTCGGCGTCCATGGATTACGGCATAGTTTTGCATCGCTGGCGTATTACCTGGACTACAAGGAAGAGGAGTGCATGCGCATTGGCGGCTGGTCAGATCCCAAGATCTTGCACGAGATATACACGCACCTATCGGCAAAGAATCTCAATATGAAAAAGGACAAGATGTACGAGTTCTATAAGAACTTGGAGGAAGGGGAGGAGGCAGCTCCGGCAGAGGCATAAAGGCCAAAAATCTGAACAAAAATTTGAACGGACAAAATAGATGCTGATATACCAGTGGTTATATCAATTTTTGTGAATGTTCGAATCCTTCTCCCGCTGCCAAAGAACCACGGCCGAAAGGTTGCGGTTCTTTCTTTTTAGCGCATGATTTGGGCACTTTTGACGCAGAAAAGTTGCATTTGCATTTTGACAGAATACGTTTTACCCCTAAGTTTACCCCAATTAAAAGTTTTACCCCTTAACGGGGACAAAAGCAGCTCCGCCGATGATGAGATCGACGGAGCTTTTTTCGTGCCTTTTTGAGATTTTCAAAATAGCCCTGCATCCGGGCGGCGCTGTCCTCCTTCATGCGCTCTGAGACGTGACCGTAAACGTCCAACGTAAAAGCGGCGGTCGCATGGCCGAGATTTTCTTGCACGGTTTTCACGTCGTCACCGTTTTGCAGGGAGAGCACGGCGAAGGTGTGGCGCAGATCATGCACACGGGCGTCCGGCGCTCCTGCTTTGGCTGCAATCTTCTTATGATGTGCATAAAGACGCTGTGGGTGCAGGTGGTCGCCGAGCGCATTTGTGAAAACGAGCCGACAGGCGGCGTACTGCTTGGCGGGGTCTATCCAGTCCTGCCAAAGATCACCGGCCTGTAAACGCCTTTGCGCCTGCTTGGAGCGAACGGCGCGCAGCATATCCATGACGAAGGGAGCGGGGCGCAGGATGCGCGTCTTGTCGTTTTTGAGGGCGGCAAACTGGAAACCGCCGGCCTCGGCGGGGCGTTTCTGCAACTGCTTGCAAATCTTGAGCGTGCCTTTTTTGAAGTCGATACAATCCCATGTCAGGCCCAGCGCTTCGGCTTCACGCAGGCCGGTAAAGAGGATTACTTTCAGAATATCTCCATAATCGTTGTCGGCATCCGCTGCGGCGAGATAAGACTTGACCTGTTCGTCGGTAAGCGGCATGATCTGCGCTTTCTCGACGCGGGGAAGGTCTACCATGTCACACGGATTGCGTGCGATGTAGCCCACCTTGACGGCCTGAGAAAGGGCCTTTGTCAGAACGCCGTGAACATTGCGCACAGTCTTTGCGTTGAGCGGTGCGGTCTCCGTGACGGCGACGCCGTCCTTTTTGATAATCTTGCCCTGCTTGTCCCGTTTGGGAACAATGCGGCCATTGGCGAGCAGATCGTTGTAAAAGCCCTGGATGATATGCGGCGTGAGTTTGGTGAGTTTCACCGCGCCGAGGGCGGGCTTGATGTGCGTTGCGATTTGGGTCTTGTAGGTCTTGACCGTGCCGTATTTCTGCGAGAGCAGATAATCGCTCTGCCAGATATCGAGCCATTGCGCAAGCGTCAGGCGCGTCGGCTCTATGTAAAGTCCGTCGTCGATCGCTTTTTGCGCGTCGCGCATGGCGGTCAACACTTCTTTCTGTGTGTTGCCGTAGATGCTACGGCGAATCGGTTTTCCTGTGCCCGGGTCATTGCCGACGGTCACGCGCGCTTCCCATCGACCGTCAGGACGCTGCCGGATGCTGCCTGCGCCCGACGCGGCGCGCGTATTTTCTTTTCTTGGCATTGCTTTTTCCTCCTGCATTTGTTATGATTGGAGGGCAGTAGGCTTGTCAGTTTGCTGCCCCCTATAACCGTCCTCGGTGCTGCAACACCGGGGGCGGTTTTTACTTTTTGCGGGCTGTGATCAATCTTTTCAGTGCGCTTAACGGCCTCTCGACTAATTCCATGTTCTTTTGCAATAGCCTGAGCCGTCCGATTCACCCGTTCTCCATCCGCTTTCGCAATGTGCTCATTTTGAGCACATCGATTTTTGTTGCCAACCGGAGCTCCGACCGTCTTTTTTTGCGCCTCGTACTGCCGACCAATCAAATATGTCTTTTGCGCATCGGTCAGGTTTTTCAGCAAATTGTTCCGTGCGTTGAAGACTTTTCCGCAGTTCGTGCAAATATTGATTGAATTGATTGATAACTGTATCAACAAAAAGACGATTAAGAACACGGGACAGCTTCCCAAGTGCCTGATCAGAGATCACCACGAAGCCATCATTCCGAGAGAGCAGTTTAACGCGGTGCAGTTTGAGATGGCACGGCGAAGAGCGCAAGAGAGCCGCATAAAGAAAAGTGCGCCCACAGGTCTTGGAAAATTCAGCGGAAAATATGCACTCAGCGGGCTCGTATTCTGCGCTGAATACGGGACAGCGTATCGCAGAGTGGTGTGGACGCAGCACGGCGAGAAACGCGCTGTATGGCGCTGTATGAGCAGGCTGGACTACGGGAAGCGATACTGCCTGCACTCGCCGACGCTGGACGAAGAGCCTCTCCAGCAGGCGGTGCTGGCAGCAATCAACGCGGCGATGTCGGATCATGAAGCACTGGTGGCACAGATCACAGATGCCATGGAGCAGGAGCTTGCACCGATCCCAGGGGAGGGCATGAGCCTTGGCGATATCGAACGTGCCATAGAAGAACTCGGCAAGCAATTCGATGTTCTGCTGCTGGAAGCGAGCAACGCTGTGAACACAGAAGAGTATGCTGAACGATTCCGTGCGATCTCCAACATGATAGAAGAGCTGAAACGCCGGAAAGGCAACATTCTGCAGATCTGTCAGGAACAGGAGCAGATCGAGCGCCGCGTGCATGCAGCGACCGCAGTGATGAACACGATCCCTTCTGAACTGACAGAGTGGGATGACAGCATCGTTTATCAGATGCTCGAAAAGGTCAGTGTCCTGTCGAGAGAAAAGATCCGCGTGACATTTCGAGGTGGGACGGAGATTGAGCAGGTGGTCGATCAGCCGAAGAGAAGAAAGTTTGCATGACGCTTGCCCCTTGGGAGCAGATCGTGCAGATCTGCTAAGATCCAGCGGAAAAGGAAGTAAAGGAAAGAGCGGTGCAGCGCCGCTTTTTCCTTTGCGGCTTTGTTAATTTATAGATTGTCTTGAGCCCTACGTAAGAAAATA